ATGCCCCCTCGCCTCTCTCGCAATGCCTGGCTTTGGGCCACGCTTTTGCTGCTCCTCATCCCAACCCAGGCCCCCGCCAACGACTTCGCCTCCCAAATGACCGCTACCGAGCGGCGTCACACCATCTTCGGTGTCCCCAGCGGCACGGGACCGCACACTCGCATCCTCATTCGGGACATCTACATGATGGCCCCCAATGGCGACACGAAGATGGCGGACTGGGTTGCCTACCAGCTTGATGCGGCCACGGTCACGGGCGAGGCCAAGACCTCGCGCAAGTGGAAGGCGGACCCGTGGTTGCCTGCCGAGGAGACCCTGGAACCCCCGGACTATGACGGGGCCAACGAAGCCCTCCAGGTAGATCGTGGGCATCAAGCCCCGCTCGCCAACTTCCGTGGCACGCCCAACTGGGCGGACACCAACTATCTCAGCAACATCACCCCGCAGAAGTCGCTACTGAATCAGCAGGCATGGCGACTGTTGGAAGAGGATGAACGCGAGTACGTCGTAAGGCATGGCGGCGCGATCTTCGTCATGACCGGCCCGCTGTACGAACGAGAGATGCCGAAGCTGCCGAAGGCCGATGAAGAGCACACCGTGCCCAGCGGCTATTGGCGCATCATCGCCGTGCCCATGCCGGAGGGAAGCCCCACCCCTATCAGGGTTGCCGCGTTCATCTTTGATCAGGACACGCCCGGCAGGAAGCCCGCCGAGAGCGATGCGGTGAGCGTGGACGATGTGGAACGCCGGGCCAAGCTCGACTTTTTCTGGGCGCTCCCCGATGACATCGAGGCCCAGATCGAGGGAGGTATGGACCGCCAACTCATAGGCGCGCTGTTGGAAAAATAACGCTCCCCCGTCTGGAAGTAGGATATCTCCCACTGCCGTTTGTAAAGAATCACTGATACGGGATTTACAAAAGGAGGGGGGAATGCGTAAGTTTCTAGCCTTATTTCTGATTCTCTCGATCACGGCTCTCGCTGGAGCCGCATTTGCGCGGGACGTTCACGTAAACGGCTACACCCGCCAAGACGGCACGTATGTGCAGCCGCACCAACGTTCCGCCCCCGATGGGAACTTCAACAACAACTGGTCCACCAAGGGCAACATCAACCCGTACACCGGTCAGCCCGGCACGAAGACCCAGCCCTCCTACAACTCCAACCCCTATGGCGGGTCGGGCGGGTACAGCCCCTACGGCACGCAACAGCAAAAGAAGAACGGCTGGTAGTCATTACCAGCCGCTGACGCGCCCCGCTCTTGCGGGGCTCCGTATTTCTCAGAGGAGTCTAAACGTTATGCGCAAGTTCATCATCCTTCTCATCGTGGCGCTGTTCATGTCGTTCTCCCTGGGCGGGCTAGCCGAGGCGCGCAGCAGTGGCAGCAGCCGGACTTATTCCACTGGCCACAGCAAGGCATCCAGCACTCGGGTCAAAGGCTACACCAAGAAGAACGGCACCTATGTCCAAAGCCATCGACGCAGCACCGCCGACCACACGAAAACGAACAACTGGAGCACCAAGGGCAACCGCAACCCGTACACAGGGAAGGCTGGGACGAAGAAGCCATAAACTCTATGGGAATAAACAGCGAAGCACCACTCACCACCACATAACATTTTTGCACTGAGAAAAAACAGGGGCATAGCATGACGGCTTTTCGCCTTCTCTTACTCCTCATAGTATCTTCCCTGATCGCAGGGTGCGCCTCTACAGGGACCCGTTACTCTACATCTGTCAACGCGATATCTGGTGACAGCAAATATTCATCTCCTGGAGTATCATGCATTGTTCTACCAGGAAAAGAAAACACACGCATTGATGACCTAGAATTCCGTGAATATTCAGTTTTGGCTTCCAAAGCACTTCAAGAAAATGGATTCATAGTCACTGACGACCCGAAAAAAGCTGATATCGCGGTATTTCTTGACTACGCAATAAGCACACCAAAACAAGAAACCACAACCGATGTAATACCAACATTTGGGCAGACAGGTTACTCTTCTGCAAATACATATGGCAATTACAATCCATACTCAGGATCATATCAAGGCACAACTTACTACACGCCATCATATGGGGTAACAGGGTATACACCTGTCACAGTAACACACACATACTATACACGCGTCATAATTTTCGACGCACGCGAAATCATCAAAAACGATGGCGATGCAAAACTTGGGAAACAAGCCTGGAAAGTTATAACAACAAGCCATGGAACATCAGGAGATTTGCGAAGGGTCTTTCCCTACCTTGTAGTCGCATCAAAAAACCATCTTGGGAAAAATACTGGAAAGGCGATTGAAATAGAGGTCTCAGAAAAAGACCCAGCAGTCATAGCTTTTACAGGGCTACAGCCGGAAAAATAAAAACGCTCTACTAAAAAGCAAACAAGAAACCGCTCGCATAACAACCCTGCGGGCGGTTTAAATTCACACCAAAAACCCCACCTCCACCGCCCTCACATCTTCCACAGCACCGCCGGCCATCACAGCCGCCGCAAGGTCGCGCTGCTGTTCTGCCAACCGCTGCCGCGCATAGTCGAGCCCTTCCGGGTCGCTGACGGCCAACAGAGCCGCCTCCACCGCCACCACGGATGGCGTGGGGCTCGACCATGCGACAAGGCCCGCCAAGGCCGCGTCATGAGCCTTGGCAATCTCTGCCAGCTTCGCCGCCTTGGCCTCTTCAAGATTCAGCTCCGGCGAGGGGGCATCCTCGGCTTGCCGCGCTGCCCCCCACGCATCGACCACAGACTGCCAAGCTGAGATGTCCTCCAGCTTCTCATTGGGAGTGCCGTCGTTGAACTCCACGTGACCCGCCTGCCCGTCCCACTGCACGGCATGCAGGTTGTCAGGCAACCCGGCCAGGTCCACGGCCAGGGCGCGCCCGTCCACGATCACCACGTTGTCGTCCCGAATGATGGTCAGTCGCATGAATTAGCCCTCCACCTGCTGCTGATGTCCTGCAATCCCCCGCTCCCGGGTGCTCATGCTGGCAAGGCGCACGATCTCGCCGATCCCGGCCATGGTCGCCCCGCTGGCTTTCACCATCTCGTTGCGGAACGACTCCACGGCCGCCGCACCCTGGCGCACTTCCTGAGCGTTCTCGATGAGCAGAATGGGCAGCCAAGAGACCGCGCAGCCCCACTCGTCGATTTCCTGTTCAGTCTGTGGATGCTTGCCCCGCAACTGGATGTACCAGCGGCATGTTTCCCGGCAGGCCTTGAATCCGTTCAGCGGGCACTTGTCCTGTTTCTTCATGGCTAGTCCTTTTGGGCGATGATGAAGTCCACGAACTTCACACGCATGTCCAGGCCATGCGAGTGCGCCCCTCCGCCGCCTGAATTTGCGGTGCTTTTACTGCTTGTCCCCCGGCCAAATCGCCAAAATAGATTGTTTGTATCTGACCCACTTTCTCCACCCTCCACAGTATATGTCACGCCATGCGCATGAGATGGAATCTGACTTAGGGTCAGAGTATGTGCGTCAGTAGACGTTCTGCCGAACGCAACGGAGAAATCAACATTCCCCCCGCTGCCGACAGCCCCGCTGACCACTCGCAACGCCTTATCGTTGTGGCTCGTGTCCTTGGTCCACCCCGTTGGCGCACTGGTCTGTTGAAACAGCATGCGCGTACCGGATGGAAACGACGAACCTCCCCCGGCGGCTTTCCATGTAATGGGGTCCGTGCCCACCAGCATCCACAGGCTATTGTCGTCCAACTGTCGAGCCAACTTTCCGATACCGCTGGCATCGACGCCCACACCCGTCTCGCGCGCCGCCTGGCTGGCGAACTCCCACGCATAGGGCACGTGCATGTTGTCAGGGCCTTTCAACCCTCCGTGCATCGTCGTCATCAGAACACCCCCATGACCTGCTGCGGTTCACCATTCACCAACGCGTAGAGCGGCACCTCCACGCCGTTTTCGATCACCGTCACTGGCCGGATAGCCCCGGAGGGCGTGTTGAGTTGGTAGTCCACGTCAACGGTCAGACCATCCGCCACACTGCCGGTGTGGGTGACCGCGAAGCGGTACATGTGCCCGACCTCGATATTGCGAGCGAGGAACGAAGGGTATGGAGTCTTGCCGAGGTATGCCCACTCGTCGGCATCGGCCCCCAGCCTGCGCACGAACACCCGCCACTCTAGAGCAGTACCTCGCCATGCCAGAGAGATGAGCTTCTTGCTCACCAAGTCTTCGTTGGCGTCGATGATCGTGGCCACGAGGCCCACCACGGCGGGCAGGTTGGCCGCGCTGTCGGTCTGCGGCTCCACGCCCTCGCCGACATAAACCGCCTCGTCATACTCCAACGCCTTGAGCGTCACGCGCATATCGCTGGAGCGGCCCAGCGAGCGCACCCGATACCAACGGGTCACGCGCTGCACCTCACCAACGGCGGCGGTACAGCCGGGAGACGGCACGTGCTCCCACGGAGCCGCGAGTATCAGTGTATAGGCCAGCGTCGGATCGGCCACGGGGGCGAGGGGCCGCACCTCGACCTTCTCCACGCCCTCCTCCGGCCCTGCGGCGTCCACGTGCGCCAAGCGCACCTCATAGGCGGTGCCGGGCTCAAGCTGCACCGGACGGCTCAACCTCACCGTGGTCTCGGTAGCCGACAGAACCACGCCTGATTGCGTGGCCATGAGCCGGTCGGCCGCAACCTGGATCACCGAACCGCGCCGGATGTGTGGCCCCAGAGCACGCCAGAGCAACGTGAGGTCCACGCGGCGACTCAGGTAACGGTTGCACCGATTGATGTACTCTCCCGCCCGCTGCGCCGCCTCATCGCTGTTGCAAGGGTACAGGGTGATCTGCGCCACCGTCGGCGGTCGGTCCACCACCGCGTTGAAGAAGTCGCCGGGGGCGAAAGCCACCTGCTTGCCCCGTTCCGGATCGAACCAGGTGATCTCGCACCCGTCGGCCAAGTCATCCGAGTTTGGGTATTCGAGGCCCAGCGTCCCTTGCAGGATGTCGGCGGAGGTGACCAGGAACGCGGCATCCGGCAAGGCCACGGGGCGGTCGCTGATGCACACGATCTTCGTGCCCACCCGATCCACGAGGAACCGCCCGAACTGCCCCTGATACCCGAGCGCGGTTTCCAGAGTGCACTGGGTGTCCCAGTACATCGAGCCTTTCAGTCCCTTGAGCTCGCACCACTCGGCGGCCTCCGCGAACGACGGAACGTCGATGCTTTCCACGGGCTCGCCCGCGCCCCAGCGGGTGTTGGTGATCAACTCCAGGGCTGCCCACGCCATGTTGCTGATGTCGCGGCTGACGGCCCCGCCCTGTCCGTCCGGCAGCATGGCTGTCATGCGCTTCGCGCTGCACGTGACCTTCGGCGCGCTGCCATTGAGCTTGTCCGTGGGAAGCGCCCTGATCGCCAGCAAGGCGCAGTGCGGCAACCGGAAGTCGTCCGGCACTATCTCGTGTGTGTATTCAAGCCAGGTGTCTGAGATGTACCGGTCACCGGTCGGCGGCGTGGTGGGGTGCCGGTAGCGCACCTCATGCCGCCCCTCAGACACCTCGAACTCGTAGTAGCGCATGATGGCGGCACGCTTGGCCCCGGAAATCGACACCGTGCCCAGGTCCACCCATTCCGTCTCCCCGTAGAGACGGTGCTGAAACTGGACCTTCACCGTCACCGGGTCCAGCCCGCCCTTGTCATTGGCGTACCCGAGGCCGGACGCGCACTGCACGCCGAAGCCCAACTTGCGCACGCCGGTGCCGTCCAGCACCACCTCGTGCCAGTCCGTGGAGAGCTTGACCGTCACCCCTTCGGTCCGCTCGGTGATCGCGTCGTTGAACCACGGGAGAACGTCCTGCCCTTCCGTTCCGAGCCGGGTGTCGATTTCGAGCCCCTCATAGTTGTCAGCCTTGTTCCCGTCGATCCGGACATCGAAAATCTCATCCACCGGCCCCTCGGAGATGAGGAAAAGACCGTTCCACAACCGCCGATCGCCCGAGGTCGAAAGGTGCTGCGTCAGCTTGGTCAGAGTGAGGTTACGCTTCTCGCCTTGGAGCACGGGCACCGGCCGCCCCGGTTCCATGGGGTTGGCCTGCGCGCTGAACCCGTACGTGGGCGAGTTATCCATCGGATTCTGGCCCAACCCTTGCCCCAGCGACGGCTTGGCCGAGGGGATGAAGGCGTTGACGGCTACGGCCCCCGCTACGGCAATGCCTGCGGCGGCCACCGTCGTCAGGGTGGACACGGAACCAGCAAGCCCGATGGCCGTCTCGGCGCTGAGCATGCCCAAAGCTCCGGAAACCATCATGCCCCCGAGATACGGGGCCGCGATCATCACCGCCATCATCGAAACCACGGCAATGGCGTTCGAGCCCCCACCGCCGCCGTCGCCCGGCACCAAGGCCACGGATAACCCGTCACCCGGCCGCACGATGTAGCGCTCCGCCTCCTCGAAGGACAGGAGACGCCCGCTCACGGAAAAGAGTAGGTCCAGCCCCTCCTCGATGAGCATGCCCTCGGGCCACCGCTCATCAAGGATGTCGGCAATGGTCAGCCCCGGTCGCCACTCCACCCACTCGCTCACCACCTGCGTGAGATCGAGGCAATTCAGGTGTAGCACGAGCAGCACGTCGTCCTCCCGCACCTTCATTGCGGGCGGAAAGAACGGCGCGGCGTTGTTGGCAGGGGTCACCCGTTCCATACGTAAAACCCGGCGATGAGCCTGGCATAGGGCGAGGTATCCAGCCGATCCGCATGCACCTGCATGTTGCGCTGGATGTGCGCGAACCGACAGGAATCGAACACCACGCCCACATGGTCCACGAAATCCCGATGGCGGGGGCTGGTGCGCAGGGCCACGACGGCCCCCGGCTCCGGCCCCGCCAACTCCTTCCATTCGCCGCTTTGCAACGCCCTCTCGTAGAGGCCATGCCGATCCACAGCAGAGGCAGGCGGAACGATGTTGGGCACCCGACACCCGAACACAGCGGACAGGGCCATCACGAAGCCCCAGCAGTCGTACAGGGGCACCCGGCGCACCGGGCACATCTCACCTCGGCCGCGCCGCCGGAACTGCCCGGACAGCACATGCCGCAACTGCTCGACCTGCCCCTGGGGCAACACGAGGCTAGCCAAAGAGAGCCCCCTTCCCGATGAACGGGAACCCACCGAACCGCTCGAACCGGCCAGGGTCGAGCGTCTGGTCGATGAACTTGCAGTTGGTGGCGGTATGGCGGCAGGTGGCCACATGGGGGCACTCATCCGACCGCAGCCAACTGCAATAGTCCCGCATGATGCGCCGCCTCGGCACCATGCGGCCCATGGTGTTGAGCGTGCCGAGGGTGAAGTGCACCTTGTCGCCGGGGGCCGGTATCGAAATGCCCAGGTCAACAAGGGCAAGCTCGTGCGTGGGTTCCGGGTCATCAAGCAGGGCCGTGTTGACCACCAGCACCCGGACCTTGCACGACACCCGGCCATGCTGCTTCCGCCAGTCCTCCAACTCCTCGACGTACTTCTGGGGCACCCCACCGGCGTTGAACACCGTGAGGGTCAGCGTGCCCCGACGCGCGCCCTCGCCTTCCGCCCAATCCTCATGCTCGAAATTCATGGCCTGCCAGAGCCGCGTTTCTTCCGGCCCCAGAATGGCGCGAACCTTGCCGCCGAAGTCCGGCCGGGCCACTAGTCGATAGGAGCCTGCGGGCTGCCCTTGGAGGGTGTCCTCGCTGCGTCGATGGAACACCGCCACCTCAAACCACGCCTCGCCGTCGGCGCGCTCCAGAGCCACCGAGCCGCTCCATTCACCATCCCCCACGGAGAAGGTCAGCCCCCCCGCCTCCGGCAGGACAAAGGCCACTTCGTCGCCGGGCTGGGCCAAGTCGCCAACCTGCGCATCGGTCAAGGGCCATACCCACGACAGAGGATCACGTGCGAAACGCATGGTGCGTCCGGTGGGCAGCCCTACTTCCAGAAACAGCAAGTAAGGACTTCCCCCGTGGCGGCGGTTGCGTTCGATGATCTGGGCGAGCGTGGCCATGATCACTCCACGCGCCGAATAGGCTGGATGGTGCACTGCACGGCGAGCCTGCCGGGCATATCCCGCGACTCGCTGTGCGTAATGGCGTTGGACACGAAACGGGCCTCCCACTGCGCACCGGTGCGCGGACGCATCCACAGGAACGGTGTAGACCGCTGGTTGGCATGGAATGCCACAAGGGTGTCGAAGTCGGCGTAGCTCATGGCCACCCACTCCAGCCGCATGGGCTGTTGCCGGGGCACCGAGAAACGCGGCCGGGCAGCATCGTCCCCGGTCTCCATGTTCGCCTCGTCCAGCGGGTCGAAAATCCCCCCGGACATGGACGAAGGCGCGGCGATGTCAGGCCAGACGTTCATGCTCAAGCTCCGCTGGCCACGGCGTCACGGACGCCCATGGTGTTGTTGGCCCAGCCCTTGAGCCAGATGGTCATCACGGCGGCGGCCTGGTCGAAGCGCATCTCCGTGCGCCGGGCCTGCACGGGCTGCCCGCCCTCGTTGATCACCCGGACCTCGAACTTCGTGGGCATGCCGCCCGTACCTCCGGCCACCTTCACTCCGAGATCACCCCGGCTGGTACGGCCAAGAGGCATGATGGCCTCCTCGCCCGCCTCGCCCATGAGGCCGATGCCATGGGCGAAGGGGAACAGGGTGGGCTTGTTCACGACGGAGTTGCGATAGGCCGAGATGCCGGGGCCGCTGAACACATTCCCCTGCGCCGACGGGGTGAACAGTCCGCCCCAATTGATGCTGCCGAAAGCCTTGGCGAGCGGCCCGGTGATGTTCTGCTCGACCTGGGCCTTGATGACCATCCGCGCGAAAGCCTCGCCCACCGCCTCGATGTTGGCCTGTGCGCCCATGGCCCAATCGGTGATGGCATCTGCCATGCCGTCCAGAGCCTTGGTGGTGGCCTCCTTCCACTGCGACGCGGCGTTGCTGGCAGCCTCGGCGTACTCGATGAACGCCAGCTTGGCCCCGTCGCTACCGGCCTGCGAGATTTCGAGCATCTTCCGGGTTTCCACTTCCGCGAGCAGAGTCTTGTCCTGAACCACCTTCCGGTAGTTCGACATTTCGCGGTCGAGGATGCGGGCCTGCAAATCCTCCCTGTTCTTCAGCAGCCCGGCTGCCATCTGGTAGAACTGCTGCTCCACCTGCATGTTGCGCTGGGCGGTGGTCAGGTGGATGCGCTCGACCTCAAGCGCCACCTGTTTTTCCACCTCCTCGCGGGAGCCTACCTTCTCCCAGTCGCGGCGCTTGTTTTCGAGTTCGGCCAGGGCACGTGCGCGGTCGATCTCGGACTTGTCGAGGTTGCCCCCGGCCTGCGCCGCCACCTCGTCGCGCAGAAACGAAAGCTCGGTCTCCCGGTCACGCCCTTGGTCAAGGAACGCCTTGCGGGCGCTGCGGTACTCCTGAATCGTGGCAAAGCCCTTGGCGAACGCTTCCTCTGCCGCAGCCTTGAGGCGTTCCATCTCCGGCGTGACCGAACCGATGTCCTTCTTCCACTTCTCGAAATTCTTGCTGAACCGAAGCTGCGCGGCCTGCGCCTCATCGCCGGTGATGCCTGCCAGCGCCTCGTTGACCTCGCGCAGCGCAGCAGCCGCGCGCCCCGCCGCCGCAGCCTCGTTCTTGCCCACGGAGGCAAGCTGCCGGTCGCGTTCCCTGGCGGCCTCGGTGAGCTTGCCCTCCCAATAGTCCGTGCTTTCCCCCGCATCACGGAGACGTTCGATGACACGGGTGATGGCGGTCTCGGTCTCGTTGTAGGAATCATTGATCTTCTGGATTTTCGCAGCGTCCGTGTCCTTGAGAAAGGCGTTGGCAGCCTGCCGTGCCTTGCCCAGGGCGGCATCGAGCGCTTCGGCGGCGTTCGTCTGGTCGGCAAAGGCCCCGTCGCGCTGCCGGTTCCCGGCGGCGATTCGAGCCAGGTAGGCGTCGATCTGCTCCTGCGCGTAGCCCTCCGTTCGATCCCCGGTCATGGGGTCGTAACTGACGCGCTTGGTGATGCCCGCTTTCTCCATGGCCGCGATAGTGGCCGCCCGTTGGGCGTGAGCCTCCATCGCGTCGGACGCCCCCTTCAAGGCCTCTTTCACGGCGTTGATCCCGGCCACCATGGCGTCGGTCTGGCTGGCGCTGGCCTTGAACCGCTCCCATTCGGTGGAGAGCCCGCTGGTCGCCTTCTGCGCCTCGGAAGCCCCGCCGGTGTATTCGGTCCGCAGCACGCGGGCGAGCTTCGGCAGCAGATCGTCGGCAGTCACCCGGCCCTGCTCCAGCAGCTTGTCGAGCTCGGCGGTGGTCAAGCCCATGGCCTGTGCCGCGAGACGGAACGCGCCGGGCAGCCGTTCACCAAGCTGGCCCCGCAATTCCTCGGCCTGCACCTTGCCCTTCGAGATCATCTGCCCGATGGCGAGGTAGATGCCCTGCATGTCCGCCTGCGACAGGGACAGCGCGGCCCCTGCCTCGGACACGGCCGTGAAGATTGCGTTCATGTCGGCTTCAAGGGCGGTGCCCTTGCCCGACGCGAAGAAGGTCTTGGCCGATTCGGCAGTGGAGCGGAACTCAAGCCCGAGGCGCTGGGTGGTCTCGTAGATGAACTGAAGTTGCTGGCGGGCGGCAGACGTGGAACCGTAGATGGTACTGTAGGCCCGGTTCAGCCTCTCCACCTCCATGGCCGCCCTGAAGGTGGCCATGGCTGCGGCACCCGCCGCCACGCCAGCCGCTGCCACATACGGGGTAAACGCCATGGCCGCAGTGCCCGCCATGCGCAACGCCCCACTCGCGTCGCCCAGTTCAAGGCGCAGGCGGGCCATTTGCAGCGAACTCGCACCCGTGCTGCGCTGGATATTGGCGAAAGCACGCTCGGCAGCCTGCGAAGCGGACTGGCGCACCATGGAGGCGGCCAGTTCATCCATGCGCGAGCGGCTGACCCCGGCGGCGCTGGCTATTTCCCCGAACTCGTCCACCAAGCCCTTGAACGCCCCACGAGAGGCCGTTGCCGCGCGCCCCGCAGTGGCAAGGTCGGAGGTCAGCCTTGTCAGGCCGCTCGACATCGTGCGCGGAGACAGTGCCCCGTTGATGGCGTCCGACATGGCCTGTCCCTGCTCGCGCGCAAGGGCCTTCGCACGGTCCAGGTCCGTCTTTAACTGCTCGTACGTCAGACGGATCGGCACGTAGATGCCGGGTATCTTCCTCGCCATGAATTCCTCGTTCGGTATTCAGGGCGCTGGTGGAGGTTCTTTTCTTCCGTTCGCCGTTGAGACGCCGCTCATCTTTTGGTAACGGCGGACAAAAAGGAGGTCTGTATGGGCTTGTTCGACTGGCTTTTCGGCAAGAGGAAAGACCCTGCACAGCCGCCAGCAGACACGGCGACAGCAGCGCAAGAACCGAGCGTGCAGGAAGGGACTGAACCTGCCGAAGTTTTCAACCGTCCAGAAATAAAATGGAATGACTGGAACAAACGGAACGATGTGCACTTGGGCATTCCCGACCTACCTGTTGCTGGCGTGACACATGTCAACAACGATGGAGTGGGACGCCAAAACATCCTGCGGCACATGCGGCAATGGGAAGCAGTGGATATCATTCCTGAGCCGGACAACCCACATGACCCCAACGCGCTGCGCATCATGGCCGGTATGGGCCAGATCGGCTACATTCCTAAAGAGCAAGCCGCAATAATTGCCGACTGGATGCGCCATGGGTGGGGAGCGATGGCCAAGCTCTCTGCCCTGTATGGCGGGGAAGGGAAGCCATACGGGGCCAAGATAGATATGCTGCTGACGCAGCCCCCGAACACTCCCGCAGAACAATTCAAAATTTGCGGCATTCGGGGACGGGACCGCGTTGAAGTAGCGCAAAGCCTCGAACCCGGCGACAGGGTTGATATCACATCGGGCGATGCAGACGGAGAATATACTGTAGCCCGCGATTGGGAAGAATTCGGAAAGCTTTCCAAGGCTGATGCCCGCGTTTACGCGAAGCACGAGGGAAATGGGGCCACCTGCTATGCCTTTGTTTCCGACGTTGAGCCCAACGAGGACGAGGACAAGCCACCCCATGTCACCGTGGTAGCCGTCTTCTGCCAGCCTTGACATCCACCGCATTTCATGGCGTGTTGTCCGCACGGTGCTGAAAACACCCACAGGCGGACCCGCCACCCGACAGATTGGCCTTTTCTTTTGCCCAACGTCTGGGCATAATTGCATTCATTTGCCGGGTGTGGGCGAAATACAATACCCGAAAGGGAAACTAGCCCGCAGCTCCTGTGGCTGTTTTCAGCACCCGGCAATTCCCACGCCGGGAGTTGCCTCCGTGAACCTGAAAAGTTCCACAGGAGGCCCACATGTCTACTTCCCTCGTCTTCCAGTCCCACCGATTTGATGTCATCGACCTAAACGGTCAGCCGTGGTTAAGGTCAAACCAAATCGGTTTGGCCATGGACTACAAGAATCCAGACCTATCAGTGGCCAAGCTGTACCGCCAACACGCCGACGAGTTCACCGACTCCATGACGGCGATGGTCACCCTGCCCACGCCGGGCGGCCCGCAGGAGACCCGCATTTTCTCCCTACGCGGCTGCCACCTCCTCGCCATGTTCGCCCGCACCCCGGTGGCCAAGGCGTTCCGCGCGTGGGTTCTCGACGTGCTCGAAACCCTCGGCGAAGCCGAGGCCCGTCAGCCCGTCGCCCCACACCTTGCCACCAAGGCCGACCGCCGTCCGCTCGTGGACCTTGTGCGCATGTGGGTCAGCATGGCCCCGCTCGGCTACGGCGCTGCGTTCCGGCTGGTCAACGCGGCCATGGGCGTTTCCTCGGTCGAGGAAATGACCCCGGAGACGGTCCAGCGCGCCATCGGGTGGGTGCAAGCCCGCATCGACGCCATTCAGGCGGCACCGGTCGTGCTGCCTGCCGCAGCCCCGGCCCTGCCCGCCGTCCCCGACGATCTGCGCACCCGGCTCAAGGCGCACACCCGCGCCTGCCTCGACTTCATGGGCGACACCTGCTCCAAGGCCCGCATGCTGAACACCGAAGGAAACCTGCTGGCCCGCGAGGTGTACAGCGTCCTTGAACCCCGGTTCGCCACCACCATGCCCGGCTATCAGGCCCGTGAGCGCGTCCACGATTCGCTGACAACCTTCGCCTCACGCGGCGTCCACGCCATGGAGGTCGGCGCCGACAACCTCTACCTCACCGCCCGCCTCATGGAGGGCTTGGCGGCAATAGGGTAGGCATGTTCAAAAAATCATCGTCCGAAGCCCCCGCAAGGGGGCTTTTTGATCCACCACCAAATATCCTTCTTGACATGTGGCCACTATTGTGTAGTTTTTCTGGAAACATTGGCCATGCCAGGAGTTCGTATGCCACCGGAATCTTTCCTTGCTACACACTCTGGAGTGCTTCAACTAGGTGACACAGAGATACCTTGCTTCGTCTTGGAAAACGGACGACGCGTTATCTCTGGTCGCGGCCTCACAAACGCAATCGGCATGAAAGGCCGTGGCCAAGGCGCAAGCCGAATAGCCGCCCACAAAAACATAAAACCTTACATTTCCGATGAGTTATCAACTGCCATCGAAGCTCCTATCCACTTTCGGGGGGGTGGGGTTCCTCGAGGGACTGGATACGACGCTTCAATCTTGCATGACATCTGCGAAGCTGTTCTCTCCGCAAAGGACGCAGGTGTACTTAAAACAGAGCAAGAACGCCGGTACGCTATAGCGTGTGAATCTCTTATCAGATCATTTGCCAAAGTCGGCATTGTTGCACTTGTTGATGAAGCGACAGGGTATCAACGCGAAAGAGAAAAAGACGCTCTTGCAAAACTACTCGCTGTATATCTCTCAGAAGAACGCTTAAAGTGGGCGAAAATGTTCCCAGATGAATTTTACAAACAAGTATACAGACTAAATAAATGGAATTGGCCTCCAGCAAATAAATCAAAAAGAACACCACTCATCGGGAAGTACACAAATGAGGTCGTTTATGAACGTCTTCCCTCTGGTGTTCTCGACAAACTAAAAGAACTTAATCCCATCCATGAGAAGACTGGGCGCAGGAAATGGAAGCACACACAATTTTTGTCCGAGGATCTGGGACAACCGGACCTCAAGAACCACATCTTGCAAGTCATAGCCCTAATGAAAGCTGCAACCACATGGAAAGCGTTTTTGACGCTTGTTGACCGTGTTTTCCCAAAGCAGGGACAACAATTGCATCTAGACGACATATAACCCCAAGGGGGCCGGGCCATCCCGGCCCCCTCTCATTTCCACCAGCACCCTATTTGCTTGTCAGTGATCAAGCCCGGCACCAGCCGGGGTCATTCCGAGAACAGCTTCTCGATCGCTTCGTCGTCGTTGGCGAAGCCGGTTTCCTCCCGACGCCGCCGAATGGCGCAGAACGCCATCCATTCGGTGAACTCGGCACTGCTCATGCGCCGCAGCATCTCACCGACCGTCATCCCCAGTTCAAGCGCGAGGGAGAAGGCGAATGCCCTCTCCCCGCGCGCTAGGAGTTTTTTTCGGCCTCCTCCACGGCCCCGGCGTGCAGACCGTTGAGCCGGATGGCCTCCTGCAACAGCCGGTCGATCACTTCGGGGTTCTTGCGGCCAAGGGTGGTGTCCGCGTCCTCGGGCGCGAACAGCGGCGCGCCCTCGTCATCCACCAAGCAGAGCGCGAGGAACTCGGCGTTGCTGATCTCCACGCCGCCGTTCTCGTCGGTCCCGCGCTTGGCGAGGTTGTCGCGGGCGGCAGCGCTGAACCCGCGCAGCGTCACCTGGCCGCCCCACTCCGGCACGTCCACGACTGCCGTGGGCAAGTCCTGCGCTTTCAGGATGTCATCTCTCGTCAGGCCCATGATCTGCTCCTTAGGCGGCGAGGCGCGTCACCTTGCCGGAAACCTTGATGGTCAGGGAGAACCGCTGCACGTTGTTGGTTTCCCAGTTGAGGGGCAGCGACTTCACGTAGCCAGAGAAACCCCACTTGGTTCCGGCCGACGTGACCACCTGCCAGTTCTGCACCTCGCCGCTACCCAGCAGATCGAGCAGAGCCAGATGCTGGGCGTTGGTGTCGTCCCAGATACCCTCGGCGCTGAACGAGCCGTAATCGGCTAGGCCCGGCGCGTACTCCTTGCCGTCCGACTCAAGGTCGGTCACGTCGATGTCGTCTTTGGAAATGCCGTCGATGGAGAGCTTGGACAGTTGCGGGACGGTAGTGAACACCTCCGGTTCGGCACCGTCCCCGAGCTTGAGCACGGAGCCCTTCGACAGCGTGTACTTCTTGGCCATGGTGAATCCTCCGGGCTACGCCCACACGATGAAGTCCATGGAAACACGGCAAACACGCGCCTCCTCGTCCGAGAGGTCGCGGTCCTCGTCCAATTCGGCGGCAAACTCGGCACTGGTCATCACGCCGCGCACCGCCTTCGCCAGCCGCTTTGCCTCGGGATAGGTCTTGGCCCAGGCGTCGATCTGGATGCTGATGCGCTCGCACGGCGCGTCCCCGTCCAGAACCGCCTCCGGTGCTCCGCTCACCCGCTGGTAGGTGATGAACGGCAGCGGCGCGCCCTTGGGCGCGGACAGCGGGAAGATGCGCCGGGACACGATCCCGGCCACGCCCGCATCCGCCGCAAGGGCGGCCTGCATCACCTGCTCGAAATCAACCCCGCTCATCGTAGGCACCCCCGAGACGGGCCTGAATCTCATGCAGGGCGGCCCGCATACGCCTGTCCCGCGCCGGACGCAGGAAGGGATGCGCCGGGACATGCCCCACGGTCCGGCCGTTCGCGTCGATCATGGCGTGTCCGAACTCCACGAGGTGCGCATGCGGCGCGCGAGCGACAACGATGTAGCCGCCTCCCTCGAACTTGGACTTCTGGGCCTTGATCGACTTGCGCAGTTTCCCGGTCTTGTCGGCGAATGCCGCCGTGTTTCGGGCGTCGGACGCGATGAGCTCTGCAAGCATCGCAAGCTCGGGATCGAGCATCGCGCGCACCTGCTCGGCCACGGCATCGTCCGGGATGTCCACGGTCACGGAACTCACGGGAATGAGCGGCATCAGTTCATCTCCTTGCACATCAGGTGCATCTCGCCCCCATCAAGGGACAGCACCACGTCGATGGTCAGCACCCGCTCGCCGAACGACACCCGCATGTCGGCCCGCACGTCGCTCCGGCTCCGGATGCGCACCCGGTGCGTCACCTCGGATTGCGCCTGCGCCGTCGCAAAGAACTCACGCCCGGCAATCGGCTCCACAGCGGCCCACACGGTGGCCACGTCCTGCCATTCCGTGGCGTCCGCCCCGCCCCATTCCCCCGGCTGGTGCATGGGGGCCTGGAGCGTGATGCGGTGACGCAGCAGTCCGGCGCGCATGGTCAGGCTCCCACCATCACGTAGGGGTCGAGCAGGCAGTCCACGAAGTCGCGGGTCATGCGGGTCACCAGCGTCCCGGTGATGAAGGTTTCGCGCTGGGCATACAGTCCACCGATGCGCACCAGCATCCACTGCCGGATTGCGTGGGGCGTCGTGGCCCGAGCGTTCTCCTCATCTCCTTCCACCGGCCAGCCCGCTTTCACGCGTACCGTCACCTCGGCCCCATCGGGAAAGCCCGGCAGTGGCGTGAACGTCCCCCGCACGGGATGCTCCTGCGGGGACAGACCGGAGGGGACTAGGGAATAGAGCCCCCGGTCCACCTCCGCCCCGTCCACGGTCACGGCCTCCACCTCACGCACGGGAGCAAGAGGCAGGAGCACCGGGTTCACCAGCGGGCCGGGCATGGTGATCGTCCAGAGCGAGTCAACGAAGACCCGCCCGGTGAGCGTCTCGCCCTGCTCCCGCACCGCGATGATGAGCGCGGTCAACAGCGCGTCATCCTCGGAGACCTCCACCCGGCAATGGGCCTTGGCCTCACCGAGGGTGACGGGCTCGATGCGGGGTGCGGCGACACGGCGGACGATCATTTCTGCTCCTGCCCCCCGGCGGGCTTGCTGTTCTTGACGTCTTCGGCCACGACACCGGCGGCCTTGGCCTGCGCGGCAACCTCGTCGTCTACCTTCACGACACCAGCCGGGTAGTCCTCGGGCCAGCAACCGTTGCGCCAGTAGCGAAACGACTCTTTCAGCGTGATCTTCTGCATGGGGTCTCCTGTGCGGCCGGAGCCTCTCGACCCCGGCCGTTACCGTTACGCGGCCAGCTTCAAGAGCTTCACGGCCTGGGAATCCGCCAGCATGCTCCCCACGCGCTTCGTGGTGTAGAAATGCACGTAGGGCTTGTTGGTGAACGGATCGCGCAAGCTGCGGATGCCGATGCGGTCGATGATCCAGAAGCCGCGCCAGTAGTTGCCGAAAGCGATGGGGATGGCCCCGGCCCCGATGTCGGGCATGTCCTCGTTCTCGGTGACCCCGTAGCCGAGCAGCATGGCGGGCTGGCCAGCCTGAAGGCTCGGCGACCAGATGTAGTTGCCTTCGGCGTCCTTCCACTTCCGCACCGTGGCCTGCGTCTTCCCGTTCATCATGAACGTGGCCCCGGCCCGGTACCCCTTCTTGAGGGTATAGATGAGGTCGATCAGGTCATCGGCGGGGTTCACGTCGGCGGTGCGGGCCTTGAAGCCACCGGCAACGCCCGTGGTCAGGAACTGGATGGTGCCGAATTCGCGTTCACCGTCGGGGTCCGCGCTCTGGGGGTAGGCCAGAAGCCCCTTGGGCTTGTTGGCACCGTCACCGTGGATGAAGGCTGCACCTTCCTGCTCCGCGAACTCGGTCACGATGTCCGCGCCCAGTTCGGCCTCGACGTTGTAGAACAGGTCATCAAGAGCCTTCTGGGTAACAGCCGGATTGGCGTAGACTTCGCCCATCACGGGCTTGAGTTCGGCCAGCGTCGGCGTGCCGGTTTCCGGACGGGCGGCCTTCTCGCCCACCCAGCCCGAAGCCGTACCGCCGAGGTTCACCAGCTTGCGGTACTCCTCGGTCCCGATGGTCACGACGCGGCACACCTGGCGCATGGGGGACTCGTCGCGCAGGAGGCGCGTGATCTCCTTGTCCTGCTCGATGGGCAGCGCGTAGCCGCCATCGGCCGGGGTGCCGACGCTGATGGCCTTGGCCTCGATCTCGGCCAGACCGGTCTCGTCACCCTTGCGCGCCCAACGGTTCCATGCCGCCTTGTGCTCGGCGTGAAGCTGGGCGTCCTCGTCACCGCCTGCGCCGGGGCGGTTGGCCTTCTTGGCCAGGTCGTCCAGTTCCTTACCCAGACGGGAAAGTTCGGCGTTGGCCTTCTCGACCTTGGCTTCGAGTTCCGAGACGGCCTTGCCTTCCGCCATGGCCTTCAGCCGTTCATCGTTGGCCTTCTTGAACTCCTCGAAGGCCGTCCCCTGCTGTTCGAGCAGGCGCTTGATTTCCTCGCTCATGCTGTGTCTCCGCTACGCCCGGAGGGCGTCGATGTTCCGCCGCACCATGGCGGCAAGTTCGTCAACGTCGCCTTCCTCAGCGTCCCGCAGAGGCAAGCCCTTGAAGCCATCCGCAAGGATGAGCTTCGCCTGTTTCCTCGAAAACCCGGCTTCTCGCAGGGCAAATTCCGCTTCCCGGATGGTGGGGCACTCGCCGTCACTCTTGACCCCGGTGACCCGAGCCTTTCCGTTGGCCGGGAAGGTCACGAGGGACACCTCAACGAGTTCGATGGCGGTGAGGGTGCGCCGCGGCTCCTCCGGCTTCGACCGCGCAACCCATTCCTTGGCGATGTAGCCGATGCTCATCCCGTTGATGGCCGGGCGCGGCTTCATCTTCATCAGCGTGTAGATTTCCAGCCCGCGCGGCGTGTCGGCCAGCTTGCCCTCCACGTAGAGGCCGTGCCCGTCCTCGCGGATTTCGGTCCACACGCCGACCGGCGTGTAGTCGTCGGCCCCGATGCCCCACCCGCCGTGCTGGAGGAGCATGGCGGGCCACACGCCCGAGGTCTTGAACTCCGCGATGGTCTTAGTGAACGCTCCCTTGGCGATCACATCGCCATAGGCGTCCATGTTCCCGAACACCGCGCCATACCCGGTGAACGTCATGGAGGCGGCATCCTGGCCAGCGCCCTCGGCGAGTTTCAGGTCGAGCAGGCCGAAGCTAAGCCTTTCCATCGCTTCCCTCCGTGCGTTCCGGCGCGGAGCCGGGTTCCACCATGTTCAGCGGCACCCGGTATTCGTCGCCGCCCTCATAGGGATTCATGTCTTCAAGCTCCCGAATGTCGTTGGGGGACAGAGCCCCCACCCCGTAAAGCCGCGTGTAGAATTCCGCCCGGTCTCGCGCGGCCCCGCGCATGAGACCGTTGGCATTGAACCGCAGGTAGTAGCCCTTTGCTCTTTCCTCCGGTGTCAGCAGCTTCTGCGTGCCGCTCTGCTCGATGCAGGCGTACCAGGGGCCAAGGGTATGCACGCCGTGCTGGAGGAACATCTGCTCGGCGCTGGCGTAGGTGCTGGCCTTGTCGTAGTGGCCGACCATGATGGGCAGCACGCCGAAGGCCCGGCAGACCTCCTCGACCTGGTGCCGTCGGGTTTCGAGGAACTGGGCCTGATCGTTGGGCGACACGAGGGGAAACCACTTCATGCCGCCGCCGAGGATCGCGGTCTTGAAGGCGTTCTCGTTCCCACCGTGGGCCGACTGCCAGGCCTCGCGCAGTTCCTTGCGCTGCTCCTGCGTCAGGTTGATTTCCGTCGTGAGCAGGCCCGACATCCGGGCTCCGTTCTTGAACAGGCGGGCACCGTGCTCTTCCGTGGCCAGGGCAAGCCCGATGGCCTCGCGCGCCTGCCGCACACCATCAAGTCCGCACACCCCATCCCAGGACAACCAGCGGAGATGCCACATGTCCTCCGCAGGTACCCGCACCCGCTTTCCATCCCTGGTCGAGAGGTCGTAGGTGATCTCCCATCCGTTGCGCGTGACGGTCACGGAACCCGGCTGGTACGGCAGCATCTCGACGATGCGGTCGCCCACGCGGTTCAGCCAGACGAAGGCGTTGCCTGTCAGGCTAAGATGCAGTCCGAGCATGTGCCGGAATTCGAAGCTGGTCTGGTACTCATTGGGGCCATGGGCCACGAGGGAGAACAGCGGGTGGGCCGACGCCTCCATCCGGGTCCGGCCATCCGCCCGGTAGAGCTTGAACGGCACCTGTGCGAGGCCGTTGGCGATGACGCGGGCGCAGGCGAGCACCGCAGTGCATTGGATGGCTGTCGCCGCCGTCACGTGGACGCCGCTCTTGGCCAAAACCCCACCCAGCACCTCCGCCAACAGGTCGTAGGAGGTCATGCGGGTGCCCTTCCCTTCGCGCCGGAACAAGCGGGACAACCAGCCCATCACCAGACCTCCGCGAAGATTTCCGGTTCCTCGGCGGGGGCGGCAAGGGCACGCCCGACCGCCATGATCAGGGCAACGGCGCCGTCGATCTTGGAGCTCTCGCGCTCCTTGGTCGGGTAGAAGTATTTCACCGGCCCGCCGCCGCGCGCCTGCTTGAGCACCACGTTGCCCATCATCCACGTGAGCACCGGATCATCGGCATGCCGGATGGTGCAGGCGGCGATGCGCGCTTCAAGTTCCTTCATGGGTTCGCTCAGGTTGCCCGGCCCCTGTGTGACTTCCACGATGTCGAACGCGGCCCAGCGGGCTACCCGGTCCATGAGGAACGTCGCTTCGCGCGGGTCGTAGCCGATGGCCTGCACGTCCAGCAGGTCGGCCCATGCGCGCATGTCGTCCTCGATCTGGCCGAAGTCGGTACGTGCCCCGTCGGACACGGTGAGCGCACCCACATCGCGGAAGCTCCGGTAATGGGCGTTCTGCGGCTTCTCCACGGTATCGCTCGGCAGGTAGTGCCGGGCGAACACCCGTAGCAGTTCGCCATCCTCGATCACGGCCAGGAGGGAAGCCACGTCGGTACGGCTGGCGAGATCGAGCCCGAGCCAGGCCCGGTGCCCGGCGAAGTCCTCGATGCGCATGCAGGGGTCCGCACACTCTGCCCACTTCACCATGTCGGTCCACGCCTGCCCCGCGTTCATCCACTTGTTCAGGTGCTTGCACAGGATGATGTTGCGGCGCGCCGGGCTGGTCATGGCTTCCCGGTAGCGGTCGCGCAGGTAGTCCTCGTGCAGGCTCACGCCAAAGTTTGGGTTGGCCTTGCGCCACACCGCAAAGTCCTTCCAGTCGTCGGACTCGTCCACGCCGAACATGATCACCAGCACGGTCGGATCGAGCGCGCCTGCCTCCAACTCCTTGGCCAGTCGGTCCCGGTGTTCGTAGCAGGGCGCGGAGGTATCCACCCCCGCCGTGGTGATGACCACCAGCAGGGGCTGCGTACGCGCGCCCATGCCGGTCTTCATGGTGTCGTAGAGGTCCGGCGTCTTGTGCTCGTGGAACTCGTCCACGAGAGCCCCGTGAGGGCTGGCCCCATCACCGGGCTTGCCCACCACGGCCTCGAAACGGCTGGCGGTCGCCAACTGGTAGATGGTGCCGGGGTTCTTCTCCGTGCCACCAAGGTCGATCCCGAAATGCTCCCGGTAGGCGTGGTTCCGCAGGGTCATCATCCACGCGGGCCGGAAGACCTCCAGCGCCTGGTCGAGCGTGGTAGCCCCCGAGTAGACCTCAGCACCGGGTTCTGCGTCGGCTACCAGCAGGTAGTTGCCGATGATGGCCCCGAGCATCGACTTGCCGTTCTTGCGCGGGATTTCGGCGTAGAGTTCGCGGAACCGGCGCAAGCCATCCTCCCGGACCCACCCGAACAGGCATCCCAGCAGGAAGACTTGCCACTCCTCCAGGCGCACCCGCTGCCCAGCCCACTTTCCTTTGACGTGGACCATATTCTCGGCGAAGGCGCAGACCCGGTTGGCCTTCTCGGCAGAGAACGCATAGGGGCTTCCGCCTCCCTCGACCGCTGCGAGGTCGGACAGGTGCCGCTTGCAGGCCAGCACAACCCGCCTGCCCGCGATGGCCTTCCCTGCCACCACTGCATGCGCGTATGCGTGCACCCGCTCCGCGTAGCTCTTGGCGCGCTGCCTACCCACCGAATGCCCCCCACGGGTTCTCGTCGCTCTGGCCCTTCTGCGGGCGGCCCACGCGGCCAATCGACGCGGGGGTGAGCCCGAACTCGGCGGCCAGCGACTGCGCATGCCTGCGCGCCTCGTTCAGCATGGCCACCTCCGGATAAGGCCGACACATCACGTCGCCCTGCGCGGTGGTCGTGGTGTACGAGCGACCGTTTTCGCGGATGAACCGCTCAAGCTCCTCGATCTCGGCAAGACGGGCGGCCAGCAGGCCCAGCGCTTCCTCGAAGGTCTCAGAGGCCAGCCCAAGCGGTGAGAGCTTGGCGCAGAGCACGCCGAACCACACCAGCGCCCGGTCCGAGAGGAACGCAGGGGCGTTCGCCACCACCCCCGACGGTTCAGGAGCGGCCTCGTTTGCCCGGTCCTTGCGGAACGTGCCCTGGAGCACCTTCAGAGTGCGTGGTTTCTGCTTCCGTCCTGTCGCCACTTTTGGTCCTCAGTTTTGACATCGCGCGAAATCGGGAGACCATCCCGGTCCACCGGTTGCCCACTCAAAAATTTACCCTCCCCCTCCCCTTGGCCGCCCGCCGTCCTCGCGGTTGGTCTTGGCGGTGTGGCACCGGTGGCAAAGGGGTTGGAGGTTCGCCCTGTCGTCTGTTCCACCGCGTGCCCTACTCACGATGTGGTCAACGTCGGTGGCCGGTACGAGTTGGCCCTGGGCTGCACAGGCGCGGCACAGCGGCTCCTCGCTGAGCACCTGGGCGCGGAGGTCCCGCCATGCCCGGCCATAGCCACGTGCGGCGGCGCTTCCCCTTGCCTTGTCTTGCCGGGCCTCGCGCTCGGCCGCTCGGGCTCGCGCGGCATCGGCGTGCGGTGGGCAGTAGCCCGAGGCGTCGCGGGTCAAGGCCCGGCAACCGGGATGCCGACAGGGCTTGAGGGGCCGGAGGGTACTCATGTGCGCCTCCTAGCCTCCCGCTTGCATCGCTCTTCGGCGAGGGTGCTGTAGGTGGTGTCGAGGCCCCAGGGATGAGGGCCGATAGGACACTGGTGTCCTATCAGAGCGGACACGGGTGTCCTCTCCACTATTCCACCTCTCTTTCCACCCTCCGGAGGGCTTGCAGCCCTCAGCACGGAGGAGCGCCCGGTGCGCTGGGAGACGAAGAGCCCGGAGTCCACGAGGGTGGCCACGGCGCGCCGGACGGTCCTGACGGTGACCCCGCAGAGTTCCGCCAGCTTGGCTTGGGAAATGCGTGCGCGCCCGGAGCGCGCATCGAGCGAGAGCGCCAGCACGAGCCCGACGAGCCGTTCGGTGGGCGTCAGGGCTGCCGCAAGGATGCGGCGTTGGAGTGCGAAGGTGTCTGTGCATGGGCGTTCGCTCGTCATGTTGGCAGGGGCGGGTTGTTGGTGCCTTCGGGCGTGGCCCCGCCCCTGTGCCCCACGGCTCCGCGCACCAACGCAGCCCGTGGCGGCGACCCGAGAACTAGCGTTCCTTCCTGTCGAGGGTCTGGCGAATCCAGCGCACGTCGGTTTCGATGGCGGCAAGCCGCTCCATGGCCGACTGCTGGCGCGCCTGCTCGATTTCGATGGCCCGGACGCGGGCCGAGAGGTCCGCCGCCCACCAGATCGAGGAGGCAGCCTGGAGGAGGATGGCGAAGATGAGGGCGAGGCCCCATCGGCGCTCGATCATCCAGCAGCTTGCGTCACGTGCGGTCATCGCGCCCCCTGCACCTACCGGGCGGCCCGGCGGCCGATGCTGATCCGATCCCCGAACCACGAGCCCGCGATGCCGCAGAAGGTCACGCGGGTGCCCTCGTCGATGGCGTCCGGCAGGAAATAGCCGACGGCGAGCACGACCACGGCCGCCACGGTAACGGCGGGCCGGATGGCGGCGCGAAGATCGACCACCCACTGCGAGGGGGTGCCGGACACGTCACGGTTGAAGAACTCGGCTTGGGCGCGCTGGGACTCGGCGGTGGCTCGCACATAGTCGGCCATGACTTCGGGCTTGGTGGTGGCGAGGGTGGCTAGGGTGCGCTCGGGGCTGTCGTCGTCCTTGCCGAGCACCTTCTTGCGCACGAGGTCCACGACCGGCGGCAGGATCATGCCGCCGACCGTGGTGATCGCTTCGAGCAGGCCCGGAATCATGCCTGCCCCCGAGCCATGTCGATCCCGCGCCCGATGGTGGCCGTGTCGTAGGGGTGCTGGCCGTTCTCGTGCCGGATGATGCAGGCGACGAGGGTGGGCAGCACATCGGCGACGACGATGGGCTCGTCAGGGCCGACGCCGAGGCGCTCCGCGACGTGGCGGATGTAGGCTTCGGTGTTGTTCTCGGTCGGGGGTGCCCAGCGCGAGATGATCTGCCGGACCGTCTTGAGCCCGTGCTTGCGCTGGTAGTTGAGCAGGATGACGGCCATCGCACGGATGCCGTCTTCGGGCGTGACGAACGTGCAGAAGTCGGGATCGCCCTGGGTCGGGGCGAGGCCCTTCCACTTGTCACCGTGCCGGATGTTGCCGGGGTTGTTGTTGCGGATGCCGCGCGGGATAGCCATGGCTACGCTCCTGTTTGGGAGAAGCGTAGCGCGGGGGGGCGGGAGAGAGGCAAGAAAATGAGTGGTGGAAACAAGGGTTTCCACCACTTTGTCTCATTTTGCACAAGTTTCCGTTGACGCAAATAGCTTGCTGCTATATTTACATAGCCAAGATTACCCGCCGACAGCATGCTGTCGGTTCAGGGCCGAGGGCGATGCCCTCGGCCCTTGCTTTTTTGAAGGAGAAACTGGTGCCAGCCATGCATCGTACTTTCGTTTATATTGATGGCTTCAATTTCTACTATCGCGCCCTTCGGAAGGGGCCCTTTAAATGGCTAAATTTCTACAACCTTATGCAATTAATTTTGCAACCAACAAACGATATAGCTAAAATCAACTACTACACTGCGCGTGTATCTGGCGCTAAAGACCCCGACCAACCACGGCGACAGCAAATATACTTCAAGGCCCTGAAAACAATACCGCAAGTTGAAATATTTTTTGGATCATTCATCACAAAAACTATAAAACGCCCCCTCGCAGTTCCTGTACCAGGGCTTCCAAGTCATGTTGAAGTACTTTCTCAAGAAGAGAAAGGAAGTGATGTTAACATAGCAACTCACCTTATCTATGATGGTTGCCTAGATAAATATGATGTTGCCATTGTCGTATCAAAAGACACAGATCTTGTTGAACCAATACGCATTGTAACACAAAATATGGGAAAGAAAGTTGGTATAGTATGTCCTGACGAGAACCTTCCTTCTCAGCTAGGAAACGTATCTACTTTTTGCAAGCATGTACGCAAGCAACACTTATCATCTGCACAATTCCCCAACGTCATATTCGACGCAGATGGACAGCCAATCGAAAAACCAAAGTCATGGTAACAAATTAATTTATCCCACAAACACGACGATCACGCACTGCTAGCAGTTTTTTCTTTGTTAATGGGACCGGAATGCACCCCCCAGCGTATCCATTCCCCATCGACACGTTCGCGACGCGTGCCTGTCCCCCCACAAGCTGGGCACAGATAGCGCACATCACGATCATCAGGCCCGGCCGGATACGACCGAAGCATGGTCATAACCTCCCCGCATTCGGGGCAGCGCACGCCGTTCCTCGGCCTCGCCATCAGCACTTCCTCCCGGCGCTCGCGCGCGCTTTTACGTCGCCAGTTTTTTCTCCCATCAGAACCTCTCCACTTCCCACTCGCCGCGCTTGCCTGGCTTCACGGCCACGAACGTGAACCAGGGCTTCTGCTTGGCCGCGACCTTGATCTTCACACGGGCATCATCCTCCCAGTGCCCCTTCACCTCGTGGAACTCCACAACGCCACTCGCCCGGATGACGAGGAAGTCGGGCGTGTAGAACGTCTTGTCGGCGAGCCGCAGCTTGAGCCCCTCGTAGTCCCAGCCCACGATCTTGCCCGCCCGTTCGAGGGCGGCCAGATGCTCGGCGTATCGGGCCTCGGTCTGGTTCATCCCCTCGTTGCGGTAGGTGCGGCCGGGCGCGGGAAACCGCCCCTTGGCCTTCACCGGTGCCGGGACTCCTGCCGGGCGCTGCACGGATGGCGCAGCCTGCACCGGCGCACGGTTGCGCATCCACTTCTCCAGCCCCCCAGCCGCCTTGATCTCCGCTGCGCTGACCGTGCTCATCGTGCAGCCCCCGCCAGGGCCTCGGCGCGCGCCCGCTCGTGCTCCGGCCGCTCCTGCCAGTCCACGCCGCCACGCTCGAAAGCCCGCACTGCGCGCGGCACCGGCCCGCCATGGTTGCTCCTGTCCGGATAGAGCCCGAGGCGTTCGCGCTCGAAGGCGACGGTGCCACCCACGTAGCCGCGCGGCATGACCATGAGGCCCAGCGCCTCGATGTCGCGCCGGGTTTCCCCGTTGCCGCCGGGATGGCACCGGCACCGGCGGACCAGGCGCTGCCATGTGTCCGCCCCGGTGCGCGGATCGCGGGCCGGTGCCCAGGCGAAGATCACGCCCGGCTCATCGCACTCGGGGCAGCAACGAGAATCGCTGACCACCTGCTCGGGGTGGTTGGCCTGCCACTCCTCCCACAACACGCGGATGGCCTGGCCGAGGTTGCGCGGTAGAGTGGCTCCGTCGAGCAGGCGTTGCCGAATCCACTCCAGCGGCGGCCCCGACGGGACATGCCCGCACTGCTCAAACCAGATGTCGCGGGAACGCTCGCCCGGCGGGTTGCACCCAAACCCCGCGTAGACATCGCTGACCAGCGCCTCGAATGCCGTCCGGCCCATGTTCCGTGGAGTTGCCTTGCTCATGCCCGTGCCTCCGTCTGCTCTGCTTCTCTGGCCATCCTGGCCTCATAGTCGGCGGTGTTGATCTCGTGGAACGACTTGCCCCGCAGGTTGGCGTACGGGTCCGGCGAACGAGGCGGATGGTTGAGCCAATACCGGCCGGAGAGGAACTTCTGGGGCGACGGGATGAACCGCCCGCCCTCCTTGGCCCATTGCTCGCTGCCCTCCCACTCGGACAGGGCATCGAAGAGCCGGGGGAGGCCGGGGTACGCCCTGGCCTTCTTCATGGCCAACCATGCGGGCAAGACGGCGTAGATCGGCTGCCGGGCGCGCTCGGGGTAGGCGTCGAGGAACTGCTCAAGCTCGATGTCCGGGACATGGCTGGGCGGCTCTGGCGCATCAGGCTCTTCGGGAGGGAGAGAATCGACCGGCCCCAACCCGTCTCCACCCCCCAACGGGGGGGTAGGGGGGGTGCCTTTATTCTTCTCTTCTCTCTTCTCTTCTCCTCTGTCGTGACCATGCGTGACGGCGCGTGACTCTTCGTGACCGTGCGTGACATCGCGTGACATGTCGTGACAGGTCGCCGCGTCACGCTGCCGCATACGCTGGGCGCGTTTGCGGTCGGTGGCGGTGACGTCCTCGCGTTTCGGCTGTCGCTCGTCCCACTTTGCGATGCGCTCGTTCAGGATCATCCCCTTGGCACGCATGGCCTCGACGATGGCACATGCTGCCCCGTCATCAAGACCAAGGATGGCGTCTGCCCCCTCGCAGTCGAAACCATCGACCATACCCCTGTCCCTGGACTCGCAGGCCCTTTCCAGAAGCATCGCCCAGACGGCCACGACGGCGGCCACGTTTTGACGCGACTTGCGGGCCACGACCTGAAACTTCGGGTCACTAGCGGCCCCTGTGTACCAGCGGAACCAATTCATCACGTCCTCCACTCAAGCGGCGTTGACGCCACCCTCGCATGTCCGTCCCCGGATTTCCGGAACCAGCGCAAGCTATGCAAACGAATCGCGCTTCACCGTCGAAGACCCCAGGCAAAAGGCAATCTCTCGGGCTATAGCATATTTTCAAGTTTCGTCATTGTTTTAGCTAACATACGAAATCATCAAAAACATACCCTGCCCTTCACACCCGAATAGCTGTGACCGCGCCGCACGTCTTTTAGCGTCGGCGAAAAAAGGGCCTACCTATCGAGCCGGACTCCCCCCTCTCCCCCTCCCCTCCGGCTCCTGCCCCCTCCTCCCCCAGCAACGGGTCTTGCACCACTCGACGTGCAGCCACTGCCAGGGTGGCTTGGTGAAGGGGCACGGGCGCAGGTGGGGATATCGGAGGTACGCGGCGCGGGCAGCCTCCGGCGTCATGTAGCCGATCTGCTCGGGCGACTTGGGGCGGTAGGGGCATCCGCAGGGTTCGACCTGATCACCGCCCCGCGCAGGGGAACGACCACCCCCGGACGCACGCAGGCTTGCCACCCCTGCATCACAGTGCCGGGAACCGCCCGCCAATGGGACTTCACGCTGCCTGTACTGTCCCGTCACACGCGCCCCCTTCATGCACGGCACACGGCGGCACCGCCGCGTTATCCCACCTTGCGTATCCCTTTGGGGTTATTGCGCAACATCAGCAATTCATGTTGACCGCATCAGAAGTGGACACTACATCTCTTGAGAGCACATCACCTCCGATGTACTCCCTCTCTGAGGAGCCTCCGTCTGCACCACGGGGGCTTCTCTCTTTTCGGGCCAAGCACCACTGCGTCACAGCCAAAGTGGTTCCACAGTCCGCAGCCACACCACGCGCCACGGAGAGCACCTACCCTGCGCCGCTGTCCCGGTCCCTGGCGCGCACAACCACGTCCTCCAATTCCTTGAGCGCGGCGCGGAGCCTGGGCATGAGGTCAGTGTAGTGCCGCCCGGCCCGCGCGGCCTTGATGAAGTCGGTCACGGCCTCGTAGCCTTGCAGGCACTCGTCCTCCATGCTCCGGCCATCCGGCTCGCCACCAAGAGGACGCAGTCCGTAGCCCATGAACCCGGCCAGCGCCTCCAGCGGGGCCACGGAGCCGCAGGCGCGCATCAGCGGCACCAGCGATTCGACGCCGAGCTTCGCGCCCGCGTCATAGGGGGAAAGCTCGCGCGAGAGCGTGGACTTGTGCTTGCCGATCTCGGCGGCGATGGCCGTCAGGGTCCGCCCCGAGTTCTCCACCATGTCCGCGATCACATCTTCCAACGCGCGCATTAAACAACCTCCTGACAAGTTTCATTTTCCCTTGGCGCATGCCGGGGTAACGTGTAAGCATGGAAAAGAAGGTGCATGTCCACGTCACCAGCCGCCGGTGCCTGAACGGCAACCACGTCGCCCTGGTCCGCCTGACCTCGCCGAGGGACGTGGACTGGCGATCCGTTCTGCTCCCCTCCCCTGCATTGTCCGGCTCGTTGCTTGATGCCGTGGTTGCAACTGCCCTGCGTCACCACGCGGGAGGGCATGGGGCGCGCCTGCGCGCCGAGTACCAGCTACGGTTGCCGGTTGGGCCGGGGGCGTAGTTGCCCCCAGCCACGAATCCTCGGTATGGAGGCGGTAGCCACTCCAACCTTCACCGAGGAGATTGTGATGAGCGACAAGATACTAGGCGCAGCCCTTGGCCACTTCAGTGCGGAGATGAGCCGGTTGAATGCTGGAATTCTCCTTCTCAACAAACAGATTGCGGCTATGCGTCTTGAGTCCAAACTCAACCGAGAGCCCACAACGGAAGAACTTCAAGCTGCTGACGAGCAACTTCTCGACAAGTACGCCAAACTGGTCGAGCGCCTTACACAACGCTCGGCAGACACAATCGCTGACCTGTTGGACTTGGATAAAGCCAACCATTAGTCGAACGTGCTCAACCATCCCCACATGGCAACTAGGCTTCAAAAGGTGGCACGATTGTGGCGTCTTGCTGCACGACGCCAGGCTTACGCGCCAAGCGCTCAAACGCCGTGAGCCAAGTCCGCAGGGCACCCTCTGCATCCGAGGAGGTGGTCAGGTGCCGCCTGACCGCCTCCACCTCTTCCCGGATGGCCCGGAGCTCGGTGAGCAGTTGCTGGGCCGTGGCCTCGGTCATGAGAGATCGGGACATGCTGCCTCCTGGTTCCGCCCGCAGGCGGGTTGAAGCGACAACGCGGCCCGGCAGCATGGGCATGCCATGCCGTCAGGCCGCGTCGCGGGGTGGGGTGGGGGGAGACGAGAGGAAGTCAGGGTACAGAAACGGCACCAGTTTACCCAAAGTACGCGAACTCATACCCTGCCGCCTTCCGAGTTGAATCCGCCGAATAATGTTAATGTTGACGCCAGATTCCTTGGCAAGGCGGTACGGCGTCCAACCAGACTCAGCCAGAAACCGGTCTATGTCCTGCTTGATGTCCATGACCGAATAGTAGCCAAACGTAGAAAACACGGCAACACAAAATCTCAACATGGCTAGTAGCCAAGCGCCGACCAACATGTTCAATAGGAATATGGGATTCTACGAAGACTTCATCTCGGGATTAAACCGAGCGATCGATGAACGGTTCGAGGGAAAGAAGTCTCGGCTGGCCAAGGCCGCGGAGACCCACACCTCCACTTTGTCGCGCCTTCTGGACAAAGAACGTTCCCAATGGCTCAACCAAATTGCCCGCCTAGCGGATAGCGCAGGTTTAACCCTCATAGACAGAGGAGAAAGCCCGTCCCCTCGCGAAGTCTGCTGGGTGGATGCTAAGGTGGTTGCAGCCGGGAACGACCTCCCCTCGCCAGAGCATGAGGACTATTACGCCGTCCCGCTGGTGGACGAAGCCGGAGCCGGGCCAGGCATCATCCCCCAAGGGCAACTGATCTCTTGGTTCCTCGTTTGGAGGCACCAGGAGACGATCCGCCACAGGTCAGACCTGATCGCCGTGCGGATTGCCAAGGGGTCGGACTCGATGGCCCCGACGCTGGCACCGGGAGACATCGTGCTCGTGGACAGGCAGGACAAGAACGCGGACAGGCCGGGGCGCATCATGCTGGTGATGGACCCGGATGGGGCGGGCAAGGTGAAGCGCGTGCACGCGCAACACCTGCCGGAAGAGAAGGACTACCGTCTCACCTACTACTCGGATAACGCGGCGGTATACCCGCCAGAGGTGTACAGCCTCAGGCGTGATTTCGAGGGGGACTGGCACCGAGCCATCGTGGGCCGGGTTATCTGGGCATGGAGTGATGTGAGTTCTAAATGATACAAACATAAACAACAAGGACGCCAACATGGAAAAGATAAAATTCTACTATAACCTTTGCATCCCTATTCTTATGGGATGTGCCTTTGTGATCATGGCAAGAATCCTAGAAGCAGTGCACACTAACATTTTCGGCATTGAACTATTCGAATCAGCATACAAATTCTTTGATTCAACAGGCAGCATACTCATTACGGCAGGTGTCATCTATGTTGCACTCTACAAAGCATTACAGATTCCCATAAAATACTTTCTTGAGTTTATAACAAAACCAATATATGAAAGCTATAAAAACATTACCGACGACATAAAGGGGAAAATTCCAGACCACACTGCACTTATATCTAAGTTCATAACAGAACCGCAACTAAAAGAATATCTTGACGCCAACACGCAAAATACAGAGAATAACATTGTAGCACTTCAGCTTGGAAATCATTCTACGCGAAGTGCAAGTTTGTATAACTACCTGCGAAAGAACATAATGGAGCCATTCTGTAGATCTCCCCACAAATCACAGTACGAATCAACAATAAAAATAGAATTTATAGACAGTGATACAGTAAAATGGACGGACGAAACATCATTCAAAATACATCACCCAGAATTCAACACATCTAAATTGTCCACATATTACGCATTAACCACAGAATTGACAAACATCAACACAATAGATGGAAACGAACCAAAGCCAATTGCATTAAGCGTTGCTGTTGACAACGCAAAGATACTGTCAAAAAAACAAAGAGCCACCTCTGTTGAAACGATTGATAAAAACGAAGAAGGATATCAAGTCGAACACAAAGGATCGTTCTCTACGTACTTTTTCAAAAAAAATATCCTTCTAAAAAAAGAGTGGACAGATGTATCCATCAAAGAAATCAGCATAACGCCATCCCGCGATAAGACATTTACATTTTCCGTATACGAACCATACTACACAGTAAAATACACAATAATCCTTCCAAAAGAGTACACATTCAACAGATCTGTCTTAACATCAAACCACTGCATATTCATGGGGCTCCCAACCACACAGCAAAGCGAAGAATTACTAAAAAACACACAAGTTTCGTTCGACGACGATGAGAACTCGTGCACGGTCCACATGCAAGGGTGGGTGCTGCCAGGCCCCGCCTTCAGCATCGATTGGCAGGAGACCCCACCGCCTACCCCACTTGACAGCCCCACGGCTACGAATTAGACGGTGAGCTCACGAGACCGGCACACATAAAAAAAACTTGACAGCAAAGCGCAATTCCCCCTCAATGGAACAAAGAGCGCATTTTGAAATCAAAAAGGAGACAAAATTAATGATGAGAACAGGGAGAGTCCTGGCCAAGCGGAAAGGTAGCTAACCAGCTAAAACAAAAGCAAAAATTTGCATACGTCAGCATTATTGGCTGACACGACATGAATCACACAACAATTCTCACTTGCCCCGCTCCGGCGGGGCTTTTCTTTTTCCGACCACCCCACTCATCATTGCCCCCCCCTCGCCCCCCTGATATAGGATACCAACCCTTGGGGAAGGGCTTTCACCCGCATGGCCGATACTGGCCAAGGAGGTTCCATGAACCGACTGCTCCTGGTGATAGTCCTTTTGTTGTCGCTGACAACAGTCTCGTCGGCGTTCGCCGCCGATCCCACTACTCCTGCCGACCAACCTTGCCTCTCCCTTCCCTCCGCTCCCTCAACGCCCTCTGATCTCCCAGCCGAGCTACAAGCCAGGCGTGGTTGCTGCTCTTGGCATGGCGGCGTTTGCGGCTGCTCGAATGGTCGCGCGCAATGCTGCGATGGTAGCCTCAGCCCGACATGTGGCTGCCAGGCCGAAAGCAGGCCAACGCCGCCTACAATTTGATTACCGGCGCCACCATGAAATCCACTTATCTTGTCACGTACGACCTCCACACGCCTGGGCAAGACTACCCACAAGTACATCTGGCAATCAAAAAGAAATTCCCAAGCGCACAAAAGCTGCTTGAATCTGTGTGGATCATCGAAAGCAGCAGTCCTGCAAGCGTTATCCATGACGTGATCCGCATGGACATCGACGGAAACGACGACCTTATCGTCTGCAAAATCAGCGAAATCTACCCAAGACACTTTGCACATTAGCCAGAAACAATCATCCACAACCGTCGGAGGGATAAATGGCCAAGGTAACGTCCGTCACCTTCAAAGGAAAAAGTGGAACAGAGTATGCATTCGACACATACACAAAGGACACCGCATTTAATGACATAAGCGCAGTATATTCCTTTGTAAAACGCTTCAAAAATACTACTGGCGGATACACTCAAACTCCTTTGTATATAGGAGAATCAGAGCAACTGGGGACACGAATAGCCTCACACGAAAAATGGCCATGCGCCGACAAAAATGGCTGCACCCATATCTCTGTAATGGCGATCAAAGGAGAAAAGGCCCGCCTAGCTGCCGAAACCGATCTTATCAACGGCTACGACCCCGTGTGTAACAAGCAATAGGCCAATAGCCTTCTAGGATATTACCCCTCATCACCGCCCCTCACCGGGCGGTGATTTTTTGCCCTACATTTTCTACACATGGCAATATCTCCTTGCGCAAAATTCTACATATGGCTACTATCTCTTCACCACCACCGAGGAACACCCCGCGAGCAGCGCCATCCCGGCAGAGCGAACGGAAGGAGCCGAGGAGGGTGGTGCCCAGCAAGTACCGAGCACGGCAAGCCGCAAGCCCTTGGGAGCGGGAAAGCACGCGACGGCAGGGAATGGGCCACGGTATCGAACCTGATTCATTACCGGCGGAGGGAACATGGCGACCATCATCACCAGAGTGAACGGCAAGCCCGTCTGGGCGAACAGCGCCGACATGCTGGCCCTGCTCATCGTGGCCATGCAGATCGAGGCGTTCAGCGCGCAGGCCCGCACGTGGCAGCGCGCGCAGGGATGGAGGTAGAGGCGATGCCAACCTTCAAAGACCTCCTCACCGCCGCCGTCGTGCCAGCGCTTACCGGCATGGGCGTGGCCTGCGCCATCATCGCGGCCTTGGCCGTGGCAGCACACGTGGGCACCATCCTCATCGACGGGGGGCTGTAGCCATGCAGTGGTTCACCATCGCCTACACCCGCGAGGGCGCGGACCGCATCCACCTCGAAACGGTCGAGCACCCCAACGAAACCGAAGCATGGGGCTACGCCGTGGACATGGCCGACACCGGTTGCGAGGTCGAGATCATGCCCCACTACTTCTGCATCCCCTCGTACCACGGCCACAGCTTCCGGCGCGAAGTCAGGGACGCCAGCGCCCGCGCCGATGCGGTCAACTGGCACCACAAGGGGCTCGCAGCCCGCGAACGCCTGAAACAGATGTTCCCGGCAGGCGCGGCCTAGCACACGGCAACCGCGCGGCCCAGCGCCGCACCTTTCCCACATCCCTGTCACGGGAGGACAGCATGAACCAGGCACAGACTCTTGCGCCCATCTCGCCTCACGCCCCGGCTCCGGCCAACTACATGCCGGTGACCGACCTTGTGGCGCAGGTGGGGCACATCCAGCAGGTGATGCACGCCGTCATGAAGGACGGCGAACACTTCGGGAAAATCCCCGGCTGCGGCGACAAGCCCACCCTGCTCAAGGCCGGGGCCGAGAAGCTGGCCATGACGTTCCGGCTCGCGCCCGAATACGACATTCAGGAGCGCGAGATGCCCGGCGGGCACCGCGAGTACCGGGTCATGGTCCGGCTCGTGTCCATCCTTACCGGCGTCATGGTCGGCGCTGGCGTGGGCCTGTGCTCCACCATGGAGGGCAAGTACCGCTACCGCGCCGGTGATGGCGAGATCACCTCCGTCCCCGTGCCCAAGAACTACTGGGACACTCGCCGCAGCGACCCCACCGCCGCCGCCCGCATCCTGCGCGAGACCGCCAACAAGGCCGGTCTGCCCGGCTCCAAGTTCGGCACCAAGAAGGACGCGGAAGGCCGCTGGATGATCAGCACCCACGGCGAGCGCGTCGAGCACGACAACCCCGCCGACTACTACAACACGGTGCTCAAGATGGCGAAGAAGCGCGCCCTCGTGGACGCGGTTCTCACCTCCACCGCCGCCTCCGACATCTTCACGCAGGACATCGAGGACATGCCCGAGGTCATTCCCGGTGCCGGTGCCGCCACCTCCACGCAGCAGCCGAAGCCCCAGGGCGCGGGCAAGAAGACCACCGCGCCGCAGCAGGGCAACCAGCAGCCCATCCACAACCCGGACCAGCCCCCGGCCCCCTCTGCCGCGCAACTCGCCATGCTGCGCAACGAAGGCAAGAAGGCCGGGCTCGATGAGGTGGCCCTGGTCTCCCTCGCGCGCCACATGACCGGCGACGACTCGATCCAGAGCATCGACCAACTCACCAAGCCCGAAACCACGCAGATGATCGACGGCATCAAGTCCGGCGCGCTGCTCAACATCCCGCCCGATGCCAACCAGCAGATGGGCGACATGCCCTCGGGGTTCTAGCCATGACCGAACCGAAGATCACCGAAACCCTGCCCGCCATCTCGTTCAACGCCGAGGAACTCGAAGCGTGGGTGCGGGCCATCGTGGCCAACTACGAGGGGCTCGTGGTCACCGAGGACATGGTGCCTGCCATCAAGTCCGAAATGGCTGGCCTGAACAAGGTGCGTGACCGGCTCGAAGCGGCCCGCAAGGAAGCAGTGCGCCGGGTCAGCGCCCCGATCAGGGAGTTCGAGGACCGGATCAAGGCGGTCACCGCCATCATCGTGGAAGCCCGTGCCGGGCTCGATGCGCAGGTGAAGGCGTTCGAGGAACTCCAGCGCGCGGACAAGCGCCGGGAGGTCCAGTTCCTCATCACGGCCACCCTTGATGAACACGGGCTGCCCGGCCTCGACATCCCCATTCAGGACGGCTGGCTGAACAAGACCAAGCCCCTCAAGACCATCAAGGCCGAGGTCGAGGCGATCATCCTGCGCCACATCCAGCAGGAGCGGGAACGTGCCGCCCTCGAACAGGCGCGGCAGGATCGGGCCGTGGCCATCGAACAGAAGGTCGAAGCACTGGCCGAAATCTACGGTTTCTCCCTCCCGGCCTCATCCTTCCTGCGCTTGCAGGACTTGCAGGTGCCCTTGGCCGAGGCCCTGACCCAGATCGAGCAGGCCTATTCGGCGCGGGCGCAGGCCATGCGCATCGACCCGGCGGCTCCCGCCGCCACCCCGCCCCGGTCCGCGCATGTGCTTCAGCCCGTGGTCCCCACCGCCGCGCCCGGACGCCCCTTGCGCAAGACGCTGACCATCACACTCGAATACGACGCCATGCGCGAGCCCGCTGTATTGGCCTCGCTCCGGCATCTCGAAAGCCTCTGCGCGTCGTTCACCCGCATCCCCGGCATGCGCGCCGCGTAGCCGGAAAGGAGGCCCCATGGCCCGCAAGAAGAAGGAAAAGGCCCCGGTTCAGGCCGATCTCCCCGAGAACACCGTCTTCATCACCATCACCGCCGACATCCTCCAGGAGACCGACGCCGCAATCCTGATCCGCTGCGGCGAGGTCGAGGACTGGTTGCCCCTCAGTCAGATCGAATTCACCGGCACCAAGGGCGACACCGGCGTGGTCATCGACCTGCCCGAGTGGCTGGGCGACGAGAAGGGCCTGACCGACGGCATGGGCGCGGCCCCGGCTCCGACCGATGCCGAGCAGGACGACGCCGCCAGCGAAGACGACGCGGCAACCGAAGAACCCGGCGCGTCGGTGGTCGCCAACGACCAGAACTGGCTGCGGCAGGAAACGATCACCGTCACGCAGGAACTGACGCAGGCCGAGAAGGCCGAGTACGCCGACGAGATGGCCCGCCTTGATGACGAGATCGAGGAATTGGAAACCGAACGCGACCGGGTGAGCAAGGCGTTGAAGAAGCAGATCGACGCCAAGGAAGACGAACGCCGCGCCCTGTCCAAGGTCGTGCGCGAAGGCACCGAGACGCGCGAAATCTTCTGCGACCTGGTGGCCGACTACAACACCTGCGAAATGGTCTGGACCGACGCCCACCCGCCCCACGAAGAAGTGCGCCGCCGCAAGATGACTGCCGAGGAACGGCAACTTCCCCTGACCATGAACACCCGGCCGGCCCCGGCGGACCAGCCTGCGGACGATGTGGCCGACAACGGCGAGGAACTGCCCGAGGACGCCCCCGGCTTCGATGCCCACGACGCCGAGGTGACCGGGGATCACGAGCCGGACGATGGCGGGCCGGATGATTCCGACCTTGATCCCGACTACCCTCACCCGGTTCCGCCCATGGCCGCACACGCCGACGCCGAAGCGGTGCAGTAACCGACCACCCCTGACCAAGGAGCAAGACATGACTCGTGAAGCTGGTTTTCTGGGGATTCTGGCCAAGATGGGGATGGAGGACTGCGCCTGCGAGAGAAAGCGCGCCAACTTCCCGAAGTTCGAGAACGAAAGCGAGGCCCTTGCCTACGCCAAGCGCATCGCCACGCTCAAGCCCGGCGAGATCGTGATGTTCGGCAACCAGGACGAAGACCTCACCACGGCCGTGTACATGCACCCCGTTGATGGAGGCCAGCGGGCGTTTGTCCTCAAGTTGGACGGGGACAAGGAAGTCTCGGGAACGGTGTGCCCCTGGGCCGCCCTGTGGTTCCCCGACATGGTGAAAGCCTCCTGATCCAGCGCAGCCGTGGCGACCGGGCATCCCCCCTTCCGTGCCAGGTCGTCACGGCCAACCGGGCAGCGATCACATGCAACTAGCAGGGCCTGTCTCGCTGTCCGGGCTTGAGGAGCCCGCCGGGGGGTGCAAGCCCCCCGGCAAAGGAGGTCACCTGAATGCATGAAGGCAATGAGGCCGCACCGGCCAAGAAGCCCCGCCCCACCAAGAACTTCGCCGCCATCAACGGGGCCTGCAAGATGGCCCGGCTGACCGACGGCAGCAGGCCCAGGGCATGCCCCCATTGCGGCACCAACTCCAAGCTCAGGACGTGCCCGTTCTGCCACCGCAGGAAATAG